TACTGAATTCGGAGCCTCCCGCTCCAGCATCATTTCCAGTGGATCCCCCGCCGGAAATATTCGAGCCTTCAAAAGCACGCCCGAAAACTTCGTTTTCCTTCATTTCCTTCACAAGGTCACCGATACCCATAAATTCGCCTTTATCATTGTATCGAGGCCCGTCCTTACCCATCACTCGTACCGCGAACTCGCCGTTATCGGATTCCTCAACTTTGACCTGACCCTGTACATGCGGAAGCAGTAAATCAGCGACGCCCTTTTCTTTACTGATAGCCCTCACAGCTTCAGCGGTGATCATCTGCTTTTCAAGCGCCTTGTATACCTGGCTCAATCTCTCGTCCTTACTGCCAAGTTCTTTTTGATGTTTTTCGAGTAACTGGTTTTTCAGTTTCTCAAACTCGCCTTTTTCGAGATCTTGCTTACTCTGGCGATCTTTCTCTTTCTCGATAAGGTCTTTTATCTCGTCCGTGGACATGCCAAGATTCTCAAGTTCTTTTTCTCGTTCCTTGCGAGCCTGTTCTGCCTTTCTCGCACTCTCTCTTTCTTTTGCCAGAGCAGACTTCAGGCCATCCACATCTTCGAACCCGCCTTCGACGTCGAGAACAAACTTCCCGTCCTTCTCGGCATATAAACTCTTCAGCGATTCGTCTACGTTGTCCAGATTTTCTAAAACTTTTTTAAGTGCCATTTTTCAAATACCCTCCCGGTATGTTTTACGCACCGTCCCGGTGCGCTCGGTTTTCGTTTACAAGTGCTTTTGCTGTCTGTTCGACAAAATTCTCTAAGATAATATCCTCAGCCGTCCCGGCCTTGGGCTTTGCAATACTCTCCAGCGGAATATGAAGCAATTCATGGACAAGTGTCTGTTCGACGTCCTGTGGAAAAAGGTCGTTATGTTCCTCGTATTTTTCGTATTCTTCAGGTGTGAGAATACTAATTATCGCGCGCCTCAGACTTTCCGATATTTCAACCTCAGCCTCACCTCCACACTTCATATCATCACGAGTACGAAAAACAACTTTAATTTCCCACGGATCGAGCCCTAAAGATTTTTTCCAGTATGATAATTTTTCGGCAATGATCTTATATGAATTTTTCATAAGCCCCCCTTAATCAGAGTTTTTAAGTTTTTCGAGGGTCAATACGTGACCCTTGAAATCGGTTAATTCGGATATGCTGATCTTGCCCTTTCTCCACAGATCCGCGCGACCCTTTCCCAGAACCTTGTCAGAAAATCCGGGGTCTTGAGACTCTTTTTTATCGAGCCATGATCCGAAATCCTCGTTGCTCGGTATCTGTCCGTCCATACTTGACCGCGTGGACTTAGGAACATCCTCAGCGTCGATCCCCAATTCTTCAAAGCTTTTTAATACGGGCGTAGTCGTGGACCTACAATTCCAGTGTGCCGGAGGTGGGATAAACTCGTTGCCGTGCCCGATGGGATTATAATCGAGATCCCACACGAGGCCATCCATGCTCATACAAAATAGCGACGTCCGGTTATCGAGAGTCGAAACCCACTGAATACCTTTTACAACGTCATTATTTCGCTTCAACGTTTCTAATCTTGTCTTATTTGTCACTGCCTGAACGGAAGAACGGACTAAAGCACCCGCGCTTTTTTTTCGCTTTGACATGACGCCCGGGTTCTTTTTCGTTCCGATAACCCGGCGTGTTATATCCGTCATACCCTCGCCCTTGATGAGGCCCTGCCTCACAGCGTCTTGAAAATCCATCAGCGTCTTTTCGCCTTGGCGTTTCCACCATTCCTTTGTGGGCGCACCCTCGATCATTGCGGTGTTTATCACGTTCCGCAGGTAATTTTCCGATAAAACATTATCTGCGAGATTGATTTCCGTCGCGCTCGTGATTGCCCGGGACAGATATTTTGTTTCGTTGTCTGCTATCTCGAGAAGATCCGCAGACATGAGATCAGATATTTCGCCGTACCCATTTCTAAGGTGACCTTTGACTTTTTTCAGAGTGCGTCGCCAGAACTCGGATTTTATAATCTGATTCGGGGTTGCCTCGCCGATCCTGAGTACACCGCTAAGGTCTGCGAGATCCTGCTCGATTTCTCTTGCAACCTTGCTTAACAACCTATCAACCTTGCGTCTCTCGTCAGCGTCGAGCCGGAGTAAATATAATTGATGCGTCTTGAATTTATCCGCAAGCTTTTCGTTTACCGAGGACATTACAGGTCACCGAAACCAGAAAACCCCGTCGGTTGTTCTGCGTCGAGCAGTTCTGCCTCTTCGATAGCGTCGAAATCATCGCTCAAGAATCCCCGGCGCTGGCATTCTTTATAAAAGGTCGGTCGGGATATTTCCCCTGCCTGTCGGGCAACGATCAACTGCTGTATTTCGTCTGTCGTTTCACGAGGCATTTCGAAATTCCCTCGTAAGGTGCATTTTATATCGTCGTTCTTACCGCGCCATTTCTGCGTGATCCTCAAAACCTCGTTCATGGATGATTCGTAACCGCGGGCCATGCGTTGAAGCTTCGAAGATGTATTAACGTTCGATATCTGACTCTGTGTCGCGGTAGCGTTACCACCTGCGACCTGAGGCAACATAATATCTATGCCGAACATCGCCATTTCGTCCTTAAGATCTTCGAGATCTTTTCGCCCGGCTTCGATAGCAGTGCCGGAATGCTCGATGTAATAATATTTGCCCTGCGAATCAGACGTGGCAAGTAGTTTAAATGGCCCGATCTCAACTTCTGGGTCATCCTCTGAGTCATATCCCGACGCTCCTAAAATCGGGAACCTCGTAACTGAGAGTATCGAACGTTGATCTGAGTAACTCTGCCAGTGCGTAATATTCAAATCCGCGAGATCTTCGAGTGGAGGAGTAGCGTAAAATGGTCGGATTTTTTTAGTATAAAACGGAATGAGAGGCACTTCATTGATGGACATGCTCCCCTCGGTTTCGAGGATCCAGTCGTCACCGTCATTTTTCTGTATCCGTTTCCACAGTTCAAATCCGCCGGGGTAGAGTACTCGGACACGGTGTACCTGCGTCTGAGACCAGCGCCCAGTATATTCTGTTGAGACCTCATAGATTCTTGCTTCCTCGATCGTGGTTTTGTCGGAACTGAGTTTTATTCCGATAACATCCTCGGCTTTTACTGACACAAAATAAGGGCGAGCATTGACCTGACGTTCCTGCGCGAGGTTCATGCCCTGTGGAGTAGTAGGATAATCCACGAGTACAAAATGCAGACCTACCGCGAGAGCGTTTTGAAATATACCGGATGAAAAATCCGTAATATCAGAACCGAGGCGATCCGCGTTATTGAGGATCTTGTCAAGATCGCTGTCACTTTTTTCAACAACCACAGGCTTCGAAAAAACCTTCCCCGTCATATGATCCACGGTTGATTGAAAATAGTTTTTTAGAACAGAACACTTCAAGCGCTCTTTGTATCGGGAATTTGTCTCGGCATAATGTTTAGGTAGATATGTTTCTCCAGCCTGTCTGAGGGCTTCAGTCCCGCCCATTAAGGCCCGGATTTTCGGCCATTTTGAGGACATTTCCCTGTATTCTATAGTCGGAGTTGCGACATTCCCTGAATCCATTCCCTCACCTCCGTTATAAACTTTTTATAATCTTTTTCGATTTATCACCGAACACGAGCGTTCGAATTGGATAGCGTAAAGCGTCCGGCCCGTGGTCGTTCTCTTTTATCGGCTTGTCTTCCCCGCGTTGTTGTGCCTTCGGATCCCATACGTAAGATTGAAATTCTTTGATCAGGTTCGGACATCGCGAGGATATATATAAACGCCCCTGCGAGAACAGCATCGAGATGTTCCGGATTCCCGCGAGTACTTCATTATCGCCTTTTACAACCTTGAACCCCGCACCCTTGAGCGCGGTTATGAAGGACAGCGCGGAAGGGTCGACTACCACAGGCGCCCGCCCGCCTTTCGACGTGGAGACCTCGCCGAACTTGTTTTCAAAATCCTCGACATATTGAGAATCGGTTTTCTGCTTCCCTGTCTTTCCGCCGTCGTAGTGATACTCATCGAGAACATAGTAATCATCGCCCTGTCGCCCGATAAGCAGAAACACGCAGGGATTCGACGTTCCATAGTCAACGCCGAAAAATATAGAATCCATAGCGTCGACGCCTGGACACTTCCCCTCCGGGATAACATGCACCGCAGAATCGAACATGTCGTAAACAGATCCTTCAGCCTGTACCCACAGCCCGTCAATGAATCTTTGGTAAAAAAGCCCAGTGTATTCCTTTTTCAGTTCTGCCTTGAATTCAGAATCCAGCGCGTCGTTATCGTCCAG